GAACCTGAGCCGTCGACGTTTTGAAGCTTCGTGAGAATAGTGTTGTCGTCTACGTTGGAGAGGTCTTTCTCTGCTTTTCTTTCCTCGAGATCTGCAATGTTTCCCTCAATGCGGTTGAAATCATCAGCACTCACGACGTCTGCAGGTTGCCAGTTTGTTTTGGGAGTCTGCCAGGCCATTATTCCCACCTCCTAGCTTCTATTGTTTGAACTTCTGTCGGATCATAGTCCCACTCTATTTTTGTGATAAAGCCCTTAAATGTCCTCAGGGGTGTGATTAGATCAATAACATCTCCCACATCGAGTGTTACATTACCGGCCCACTCAAACTGTAGTGTGTAGCGTGGGATTGTGTAAAGTGACAGAAGAAGGTTTGCAAGGGACTGTGCCTGTGCTTCCGTCTGCAGGAAAGGATTGTCTTTGATCTCGAGAACAACTTCGCCGATGTCTTTCACGAGGGTTGCATCCTGCAATTCGATGATTGCTCCGCCCTTTGTTTCGTATCGCTGTCCTTGTATGAGAATGTCGAATGTGAAAGACGTTTCATAGGATGTAACTATCACCACACAACCGTAGGGTTTTGTCTCTACTACGCTGTATGTTAGATCTGCGGGACCGTTTGAGATCGTGACTGTAACTGTTGAAGGATCTGCGGCTCCTTCCCATTCGATCTTGTACGTGTTCGTTCCTGCCGTGCCTGTTAGAGTCTTTTCGAAGAGTTTTTCGCTGCCTCCGAGTATAAAAGAGGACGTCTGTACTCGTACGATGCTGTAAAGATCACGTCGAGCAGGGATATCCATTTTGTAGGTGTTGGTTGAACTTGCGTAAGCGACTGAGGACTGTGCTGTGATTGTGTTGAGGTGTTTGAAGTGAATTTTATTGTCTTTGTCGATAAGAACAACGCAACCAAATGCTTGAGCGAGCTTTTGAAGGATCTCACGCACGTTCATTTTTCCGATCACCACAAGAGGAATTACTTCATTTGCAACCGCAGAATCTATATCAATCTGTGAAGACGTCACAAGATTCGTGCTGAGGAGAACGTCCGTCACGAGCTCCCGCACGGTTTTGTTTGTTTCAACTGTATCCTGATAGTAGTACACGTCCTCAAAAACACGTGCAAGGTTCTGTGCTTTGACTGTTGTTGCAAGATCCTGCAGAGGAGATTCCCATTCTGTTGTCCAAAAAGTGCCTAAAGTTTGTGTAATGACAGTGTCTTGCTTTTCTGCCTTTTCTGCAATGTAGAGTGTGACTTTCTTGTGCGGTTTTAGATATGCTCGATAACGTGAGTTCACATTGTCCTCGTCAAAGCGACGATCTTTATTAAAAAGCTCGATCTTTGCCTCTGCGGTCTCGATGCTACCAGGAAGTGTACGTCCTGTAAGTTCTCGCTCTATGTACAGACTAAAAACGTCTTCATCGCTGAAATTCACGATGAAGGTTATCACAAACTCAGTAATTTTGACCTGCCGATTCGGATGACTCCACTTGTAGATTTCTAACACGACTTTCGAGACATTGTCCACAGGCTCAAAGTCTTGCTGGTAGACGACTGAGGTATTGCCGTTGACAGAGATTGTTTCAATCGTTGAGCCTGTGTAGAGTTTGATAGCAAAGTTGACAGGGTATTCCTCTCGTGCTGTGTCACCGACAATGCGTAAAGTTGAAAATGTATGAGGTTCTTCGAAGGTGATTGTGAGCGAAGGGAAGGGTTCTGAGAAGTATCCTTCGCTGTTTGAAAGCTGACTTCCCCACCATCCCATTTCCACATGGCCGTATTTATCTGCAAGATGATAAGTTCCGTCTACGGTACAGGAACCATCAAGAGAGAAGATTTTGTACTCTGTTGTTTCGACGCCGTTCATGACCTGATCGGGGAAACTTATATTCGCCTGTTCGCTCGCCGTGATTGTTTTTGTTTCGTTTTGATTTATTCTGAAATCAAATGAAACTGTCACATAATGCCTCATATCTCACACCTCGATAAATGATGTTGTGAAAGTCTCATAATACCTGACACCGCCGAATTTGAAATAAGGCGTGTATTTGATATCACCCACGTAAACTGTGATCTTCTTTGTTCCGTCTGCGTCTTCAAATTCGAGTTTGAAGAAGGGTTTGTGAGTTTCAAGAAAACTCAGGATCTGCCGAGCGGTTGTCGCAGGAAGATAAGCCCACTTGACGTCGATGCGCATTTTTGTCGCTATATACTGCATCCGCATCGTGCCGTCTGTGGTTCTGCGGGCTTTTGTGAGATCGAAGCGAGATATATCGATACTCTGAGGAGAAGGAAGATCGAGGCTTTCAATTTCCCATACGTCGAGCAGTCTCATGTTATCACGCTCCTGCTAATTGAATGCCCTGTCGTTTCATTTCCGAAAGAATTTCAGGAAGGATCAATCGCGCAAACCGTTTGCCGTCGATTTCGAGAACGATCTCAGACTCCTGAGGCTGTCCTGCGACTCTTTCGCTTCTCAACGCAAGCGTCATCGCTTCGAAGACTGCTCTACCCACAGAGTCTGCAATCACGTTGTCACGTTCAAGAGGAACGACTGCCTCTTTCTTTCCGCCTTCACCCAGCACTGCGAGTGTGGGACCTGTGACGATTCCTCCTTCTGCGAGTCCCACAACGTTTCTAAATGCGCTGGTGGCTTGAATTGCAAGAGAACCGAGTCCTGCGATGACTCCCGCTATGACTCCTGCTGCCGCAGCCGGTGCCACAGGTCCAAGCCACCAGAAGAACGCAACGAGCGCTGAGTATGCCTGCATAATGAACGCCCCGATTGCCTGACCAACTGCCGCAAGGACATTCAAGAGCCATGCTCCTATCTGTGCGATTGAGTTTTGAATGATCTGTCCAAGAATAGAGACCATTGCACGCTCTAAGATTGATGTGATTCCGTCCATGATCGTCTTGAAGATGTCTTTTGCTTGTGCGGTGCCCTGTACAAGCCCCACAATCGCTTCTGCGATCGATTTACTGACTCTCCTTGCCTCTATCTCGACATCACTACCGACTCTCTTGAAGTCCACACCGAATTTCTCAAGCCACGGCATTGTCTCTTCGAGTGCATTTTTCACCCGATCTCGCAGTCTGAGGAATTCGTCCATTGTCTTGTTGACCCCTTCCCTTGTCTTTGTCTCAAGACCAGTCATCAATCGATTCCATTCTTGGAGTGCTATTTCGACGAGATCGGGGATAATTGAATGCCCGACTAGTTCATCATAAAGCCCTTGAAATGTTGTAAGCGTTGTATCTGCTGCAGTTGATGTCTCAGTCATGAACGTTTCCATCGCTGTCGATGTGATGTCCTCGATTGTCCTCATTGACGCCACCGTGTCTAGAGCGAGTTCCTCCACCGTGTAACTGAGATCTTCCAGAGGAGTCTGTGCTGTCTCGACATAATCGCCGAAGTTGATCAAATTGTCTGCCGAAGCCTCAAGTGCGGTGTTGAGCGATTCGAGTGTTGTCATAGAGTCGAAGATTTCTTGCGAGAATGTCGAGACGTCCTCTGTCGTCAGTTCTGTTGCGAGTTGAAGTTCGAACATGCCCTCTGTGAGTTCCTGCAAGGCAAGATCTGCATAGTCGATTGTTTGTAGATCCATTCCGTCCTCTGTAAATTCGACTAAGGCGTCCGTCGCGTTGAAAGCGGACGATGCAAGTCCTTCGAAGGATACATCAAGTTCAGATAAGTTGCCCGAGAATTCCTTGGTCTGAGGAATTACTGTGTCAAGCTTTTGTGAAAGTTCCCCGAGCTGTACGTTGAAGTCCTCTAATGAGTCTACACCTGCGATGTCTACTGAAAAACCAGCACTTGTGTCGTCCATGATTTTGTGTACCTCGTCGAAGGATTGAATGTTATCGCTTGATGCCTTAGAAAGTTCCGCCATTTGTTTCTGTAGATCTGCGAATTGCTGTTCGAGATTGTTTGTACTGTCGGAGATGTTCTGCTGTGCATCGTCGAGAGTTTTGAGTTCTTCCCTGAACTGTGCGAGTCTGTCTTTTGCTTCAGCTATTTTGTTTCCGAGCGCTTCGATACCTTTTCCAACTCCGGGTATCCACGAGAAAGCTTGTCCGATGTTGTATATGAGCTCGATCGTCGGGAGGATGTATTTCTCTAAGATGAAAACGTAAACCTCCATGAAAAATTTCTTGACCTGATCCCATGCGGTGATGATGAACGTGATTGCCGCCGCAATTCCTGATATCACGAGTGCTATAACACCCATTGAGGACTGCAGGACCACGAAGGCTGTTGCGAGTCCGTAGACTGCGCTGGTCAGCCCTTTAGTGAGAAGGAGTGCGGGACCGATCGATGCCACGAACACTCCGAACGAGACTGCAAGAGCCTGTACGGGTTTAGAGAGCGATTTGAACCGGTCTGCGAATTTTCTGAGAGGTTGTGTTGCTTTGATCAGAACGTTTACAAAGCTTTCGATGACGGGCATGAAAGCTATCCCGATGGATTTAAACGTGTAATCGATCACGCCTTTTAACCTATCTATCTGTATCCTGAACTGAATTGCTTTCTGAATCGCTTCGCTGTCGAGTACCAGTCCCAGTTCGTGAGCTTCTTTCTTTGCCTCTTCGATTCCTCGTGCTCCAAGAGAAAGAATAGGGGCTATATCCTCCCACGATCTTCCGAAGAGTGCGGATGCGATTGCGTTTCTTTCGAGGGTGTCTTCGAGTCCTGCGAGTCGGATGATCAGGACGTTGACGAGTTCATCTGGAGACATCTTTTTGAGATCTTCGAAGGTGAGCCCGAGTTTTGCGAGCTGTGTGGAGGAGATTTCGCTTCCTCTCTCAAGCGAAGGAAGTCTTCTTATGAGTCCCTCAATTGCCCTCGTGACTGCTTCGATTTCTACTCCCGCTACTCGAGAAACATGTTGCCACTCCTGAATTGTTTCCACGCTCAAGCCCGTGATTGCTGTGAGATCGCTTATTCTGTCTGCCCAGTATCCTGTTTTGACAGCAAGAGCGGTGACGGCACCTGCGAGCGCCACAATCGGTGCCGTCACCCTCGTTGTGAGTGTTTTCCCGACCTCTCCTAGTTTCTCTGCGGTCTTCTTGAGGCCTTCGAATTTTTTCTCAGTCTCCTGTAGTTTCTTTTCGACCTGCGAGAGTTTTTGCTGGAACTCGCTGATCTTTGCACCTATTTTGACATAGATTCCCTCAATCTGCATTGCCACGCTCTTCACCTGCCTCATGGAGACGTGAGATCAGTTCCTGTAGTTCTTGCTTTGCCTCTTCGGGTGTTTTTTGTTTGCGCTGTGTTCGTTTATTCAGAATTTTCTGCAATCGAGGCAGTCTCTTCTGACGATCCAAAGCAACAGAAAGCCACGCATTGTAAATGAACATGTCCTCAAGATCTTTGATCCAGTCTCCTCTGCCTTCGATGAAGAGGTTCAATTCTGCTGGGGTCATTTCCCAAAAGTCCACAGGTCTCAGTCCTAAATATCCTACTGCGACTTTGTATGCGAGTGTGAGGTCAAACTCTACTCGTTTTTTTCATCGCCTCCCTCAGTCTGCTCTGTCTCTCCGAAGGCGACCGTGAGTGCCTCTCCGATTTTCTCTGCGATGTAGTTCAGAGGAACAAGGTCCATCAGTTCCCCTGCTTTCTGGATTGTTAAGCGAGGATCTTCCCACTTGAGACCGATCCAGAGAATCGTCCTGAGTTCCTTCAGCCCAAGGTTCCCGCTTCGGAAGAGTTCCATGATGTTCTTTCCTAGATGTTCCTCAATCTCCACAAGTTGATTAATCGAAAAGCGTAATTTTCTTGGCTTGTCGAGTTCAATGATCACATAGGGCTTCATCCTCTCACCTCACTATACTGTTGTGGTTTCGAGTTTCAGTCCGCCCGTGCCTTGAAATTCTGCGCTCACAGTCACAACATCGTCCATGGATGCTTCGAATTCAAGGGATGTGATGATTGCCTGTCCGAATGCCTTGAATCTTCCCGCTCCTGTACCTGCCTCCTCCATCGTGATGTAAACAGGAGTGCCTTCTAAAAATGCTTGTCTGAGTTGTTCAAAGGCTATATCCTGCACAAGCAATGCATCGCAGGAGAGTGTCCATTGATACGGTCCTGCGATGTATTCGCGAGCGGGAGTGGGGTTGCTGACCCCTGAAACTGTGTCTATACTGTCCTTTGTCGTCACCTCGATCGTGTCTCTTGAGAGGGAAAGTGTTGCATTCTTCTGTCCTGCGATAGGAGTCAATGTTGATTCTGTTGCATCGGTTAAATAAACGAGAACATCAACGCCTTTTTTGGCCGCCATCAATCATCACCCTCCTGTACTTAAAATCTCGAACCTGAGGATTCCGTGCCTTACGTTTTCTTCTGGATCTTTCATGAAGCGTGCGTCTATGAGTCGTATGAGAACGAGCGTGTGACTGTCGATAAGGAGCGTTCTGTAATTGAGAAGCGCGAGTATCTGATCCGCGATTTCCTTTACCTCCTTCATGCCCGGGTATCGGCTCCAGATGTGGATGTCGAATCGTGTTTGAAGTCCCTGAAACGTCTTCGTGCTCCAGTCCATTGCGTTTTCCTCGCCGAGTGTGATGTAGGGAAACGATGCGTTTGAAGGTATGTGGTCGTAGACTGTGAATCCTGCGTTCGATAATGCTTGATAAATCGCTTTCTGCGCTTCTACAAACATCATTCCACTTCCTTCAGAATCGCTTTGAGTTCCTTTTTGAACTCGGGCTCGACAACCTCGACAGCAGGTCTCAGGTAAGGTCTTGCTTCCATTTTTCGTGTTCCGAACTCTACGTAGATTGCGTAGGGCATGTATGCTCCGATAACCGCTGTGAATTCATCCTCCATTTCGCTTCGGATTGAGTTTCTGAGTGCTCCTGTTCTCACGGGTGCTCGCTTCTTGGCTTCAGCCTCTACCCTGAGACCGCTTTTGAGGACGAGGTGAGAAATCTGTTTTTGCTTTTTCTGTGAGTATGTCCTGAGTTTCTCGACCGTTTCCTTGACTCCTTCGATCTTTACCTCTACGCTTCTCATTCTTCCGCCTCCGCTATGATCTCCAAGTAGCGTCTCTGTGTGTCCGTGACTCTGATTCCCACGATCTTGAGGGTCATGCCTCGATAGATGATGCGATCGTTTTCGTCAATGTCATCTCTGTTTCGAATCGTGATCCTGAATGTTCTCTTCATGTTTCCTCGCTCTGCAATGATCCTCAGATCTGCCTTAACTTCCTCGACCTTTGCCCAGACCGTCTTGTAGTCTGCCCATGTCTCTGTGATGCCTCCGAGCTCGTCTGTCTGCACAGTCTTCTTCTGTATCGTGATCTTCTCTCGCATTTTCCCTATCATAACCTCACCTTCCGAACGAACTTCATCATCTGCCTGATCTCGTCGGGGAATTCGATTACCTCGCCTCTGTGCTCGTAAGCAAATGCAACTATGCGCTTCACAAGTTCTTTGAGCATTGCATTTGTCGAGGCTCCTGTTTGATATGTGATCGTGACAGGCTTATCTGTGAAGCCTTCCGTGTAGAAGAAAAACGCATTCACGACTGTGAGAGTGATGCCGTCTTCGTTTTCGACACCTATTAGACTTGCTATAGGCTCGTAAGGGGCTCTAATATAGCTTTCCTCGATTTTAGGGAGTCTGAATACAACCTGCACAGGTCTTAGCGTACGCCCTGAGATTTCTTCTACCTGCCTTGTGTAGGACTCGATAAGCTCTGTGAGGAGTGTATCATCCTCTGTTGTCTCGATTTTCAAAAACGCTTTGACTTCATCGAGTGTAACCGGAGATGTCTGCAAAGGCTCATAGGATTCGATCATACTATCACCCCAAAAGGAGGGAGGGGCTACCTCCCTCACACAATCTTGAGCACTTTTATTGCATCAGGCCTGATGACTCCGCCTCCAACCCTGTAGTGGACTTTGAGACCGATTTGTCCCGACAAAGCAAAGAGTTCTTCGAGTCTCTTGACGGTGAGTCCGCTCTGTTTGTCGATGATCAGGTAGCCCGCTTTGAGGTCGCCGAATATGATTGTGTTGTCAGGAACCGCCTCGTCCGTCGCCACAGGTCTGCCGAGAATTGTGGAGACAAACGGTTCAGATACGCTCGGCTGGAGGATGTATCTGCCATTTGTGTCCTTGAATTCCCTTATCGTCTGCTCGGTGTTGGAATTCATGATCCAGACGGCATTCGTCCTGTACTGAGCTGGAAGCGCGTAGAAGAGTTTGATCAGATCATCGAAATCGAAGGTTTCGTTTTCAACTGTCAGAGCCTGCACGTTTGTGTTGGTCAGGATTCCCTCAGGCTCTCCGTTAGCGGGCACACCGCTGATGAACGCATTGTTCTCAGCCTCTGCTATAGCATTTGCGAAGGACTCGACTATGAGTCTTTCGAGGGCGACGTCGGTGTCTTCAAGGAGATCCTCACCTATCTTGATCAGACCGTAAAGGTCTCTGACCTGGATAGTGCCTTCAGAGATCGTAGGAGTTCCAGTTTCACCCAGAGCGGTTGCGGACGTTTCGAGTTTCGTCCAGGAGACTGCAACATCCGTCAATCCTCTGTAGCGGAGTCTATTACCCTTGACAGTGACAGCGGTGGCATACCTTCTGATGACATTGATCTTCGGAAGCGTTCTGATTATTTCAGCATAGAGATCCTCAGGCACGAGAATTTCGCCTGTAGTGTCCTCTACAAGGGCTTTGACTTCAATGTTCTTGCCTCTCAGATAGTCGAAGAAGAGTTCTTTCTTCTCCATGCCTTTTTCCTCCTTTACTGCCGGAGGAGTACTTCTCTTCTTCTCGAGGACTGCGATGTTTTCCTTGACTTCATTGACTTCCTTTCTTATCTCGAGGAACTTCTCCTCGAACGCCTCTACGAGTTTTTCCAGTTCCATGCCTTTTCCCTCCTTAAAGCTTTTTGATTCTCTCGATAAGCTGTGTGATGTCGACTTCAGCTGGCTCGCTGACCTCTTTCTCCTGAGTGGTCTGTACCGGCTCAGGTACGAGATCAGCGAGTAGCTCCTGAACCATCTCCTTGTAGCCCGCTGAATCGAGGAGTTTTATGAGATTTCTTACGGTCTCGGCTATCAGGGTTGCGTTGGCTCGGCTGAGGATCTTCCCTTCTTTGTGCTCGAATATCCACTCGCTTATTCCTGCGAGGGTGTAGAGGTCGAATTCCCATGCTTTTTCCTCTTCCTGCCACGGTGGGGTTCTACCCATTTTTGCGTAGTACTTCTCGAGGTGTCGCTTGACGAGTTCTTTATCCTCCGCCGGGATGTCTACTCCTCCTCGTGCTCCCATGAGAACAGCAGCCGCCGCAAAGATAGCACGTGGAACTGCCTTGAGCCTTCCGTCGATTACGTCCGCGATAGGCATCTTGTAGGAACCAAAGTTGTCAGGTGCGTCTTCGTTGTACCAGAGGAAGGCTTTTCTGTACTTGCCCCAGTCGATCTTTTCTTTGTCTCCGCTTCCGTCCGAGGATGCCCACTTTGCAATGCGCTTTCTTGCTTCTCCTGCATCCCATAGAGTGTCCATGTCTGCGAGCGGGAGATCCTGATACGGTACAACCTTTTTGACGGAGATGACCTTCGCTTGCGTATTTGCGGGGAAGGTTACGAGGGAGATCTCCCAAAGCTTGACTTCTGTGATAACTCGCTTTCCGTTCTTGTAGTTTGTCTTGACTGCTTCGAAACCGATACTGAGACCGTTGAGAGCGCCCTGTTTGAGAAGAGCGTAAGCTTCTTTTCCCTTCTCTGTGAGGAGATTGATCTCGCCTTCAACGTAGAGTCCGATATCGTCCTCGCGGATTTCTTTGATAACTCCGATTGGCTGGTGAGGATCGTGTTGATAGAGGAGAGGGATTTTTCTTCCTGATGCGTTCCACTCGCTGAGGGTTTTGGTGAACGCTCCTTTCTGGATTATGTCGCCTACGAGATCCTCGATATTGAAGACTGATGCATAACCTTCGAAGTATCCGTATTCGTTGTTTTCCGAAAGTGTGAGGTCTGTGAGTTTGAAACTTCGCTGTAGCATTTTCACACCTCCTATGCGACATCGAAAATGATTGAGCACCTGCAGTTTGGATGTAGGGGTGGTGCATCGACTTCTCCAAAACTCTCGTCCAGCTTTACGCGTGTTCCGTCTAAAGGAGAACATCTATCACAGAGTTTATCGTCGACTGTCGTGAGCCAGATTTTGTAGACTTCTAACCTTTCTCTTTCTGCGATGTCCTGCATTTGTAGAATTGCTCCGTGCGTGTATGCGTAGTTGAGCTCTGTTCGTGCGATGACTGTTGATCGATAGCGGAGCATTTTCTTCGCTTCGCGTTCGAGGATTTTGCGTAATCTGTCTGGAGGAAGTTCATTTTTTAGTGTTGCTTCCATTTTGATGAGTTTTCCTGCTTGTCGTTCTGTGAGTCCGATATAGGGACGAATCTTTCGTGCGAGTTCGTCAGGTCCTACGATCTCCTGCGCTGTGTAGTGTGCGATGAGTCTGTCGAGGAGTTTGTGCTGTTCTTCTGTGAGCTTTGTGATCCAGCCTGATCCTCGCCGGATCCATGCGTTGAGAACATATGTGGGAAACTGCGAAGGAGTTCCACCGAGTGTTGCAAAACCGTAAGAGCCTGCGATCTCGTGTATCCCCTTGAAAGCTTCTTCTGTGCGTTGTATTGCGTTTGTGATGATTGCCTTAATAACGTCGAGTGCAGACTTTGTTTCGAAGTGTTGTGCATCGTCCCAGATGCGATATATCTCGTTTGCGAAGTAGGAGAGGTATTTTCTGTATACTCGCCTCATGCCCGGTTCGAGAGTGAAGGGGAACTTAATCTTCATCGAGGTCCACTCCCATGGGAACGAGGTTCGCTGAGACGAGTGTGTAGTCTCCTCCCTTGACGGGTTCGTAGCCCAGCATCGCTCTCGCTTCGTTAGGAGTGAGGATTCCTGCCTTGACTCCCTCGATTGCTCTCTTCCAGACTTCCGAATACTCCTCCTGAAGTGCGTCTATTGAGTCGTAGTCGATTGCGATGCGGTATTTGAAAGTAGGCTCAAGTGCACGATTAAACTCCTCGAGAATTAGTTCCGCTAATGGAACAACTGTGTTCATGTAGAATTGTCTGTTTGCTTCCTGAAAGTTCGAGTACGTTTTGAACTCAGGTTCTCCTATCAGCTCAGGTGCGACTCCTAGCGTGACTGCGATCGCTCTCAGGATCAATTTTTCTGCTGTCACCCAATCGAATTCCTGAGGCGACATCGAAAGAGGCTTCCAGTCGAGACCGCCTTCAAGGATGAGAGGTCGTCCTGCGTTTGCGGGTCCTGTGTAGCGGT